ATTAGATGTTTGGAGTAATGAGTTATATAGCGAAAGTTCTTTAGATAGCTCTGTATTTGTAAAGAATTTCTTTAAAATACTTATTGCTTTAGATTCTCGAGTATACATCATGTCGGAAGTTATTTGCCTAATTAAAAGTTCAAATAAAATTCCGCTGTTCTTATACTTCGAATGCTTAATATTAGTTTGCATAGCTGTATTTACAGTGTTATTCTCTTATAAATATTCAAAACTACTCAATATCATCCCTTAGATTCCTTTCATCTAAAAGACTTTCTGACGAATTTTGTTCAAAAAGAGAAACTTTTCTACCACCTAATCCTTCGAGTAGTGCTTTATTCTGTAAATACACTAGTTTAGTACTAGCGTTTTCCAAAGCTAAAGGTGATCCGCCTTGGTATTTTGGACGTATACTGCCCTGTTCTCCTCCAGTATCTCCTCTCATTCCGGTCCTGCCTGTCCTGTCCCTTCCTAATGGATCATTTGCAGTTCCAATTATAGATTGTTTTTCAGACGGTCTACCGGGCAATACGACAGGTTCATTAGGATTAAGATCATTATGACCGGTTGGAACATCCCCCATTGCTGAAGTAGTATTAGCATTACCTCCGTACATGGCAGCAATCTGGTGCGGTGTTCCGTAGGCTTGTCCAGACATTGCAGGGTCATTTCCTTCTTCTTCAATTTGCTTTAACCTAAAGGCTCTCTTCTTATCTGCTACCAGTAATTCTCACAGTTCATCAAACTTATCTTCGCTGAATTGGAATAAGTTATCGTAGATCCAGTCTGTAGGTAATAGGTTGTTTTCCTGAAGAGAAGAAGCTAGGTCAACTGTTTCTTTCCATAGAGCGATCATTTCTTGCCTATATACAATGGAAGGAGGTGTTAATGCTAGTTCAAAGTTTGTAAGTGATTCACTGGTGTAGCCTTGAGTGTATAAATGCACCAAAGCTATCTTAGTTAATTCACTTACAATAATATTTTGTACCCTTTCTACTGTTCTTGCAAAACGAATATCTTCTGCAGCAAGGGTTGCTTTACCTGTTAAATCTTTTTCATAGCCAAGGAATGCTTTCGGTATTCTCAAAGCCGCAAATAGCTTATCTCTTAAGTAGCTTACGTCTTCTATACCGTTATAGTCAAGTCCTTTAGCTGTATCTATTCTCGTGGATTGATCATTTCCTCTTACAGGAATGAAGATATCCTCAAGCATATTTTGAATATTATATTTGAGGTTATAGTTACCTGTGTTTGGATCGATGTACGGAGTTTTCTTCATCTTACTAATCATCCTCTGCATAAAGTTTTCTACTTCATTTGGAGGAATAGATCCTACATTCACGTAATAAACCCTCTTCTCTGGTGCTCTTACTATCCTATGAATCAACATAGCGTCCTCCATCATAATCATCTGCTTGAAAGTTTTTCTTGCAGGTTCTAGATAAGAACGTCCATAAGGAAGGTAGTTAACATCTCCTAATAACCTAAAGTGAGCCATCTCGTAATTCTCAAAAATAATTTCTTGAGTATCACCCATTCTCATATTATGTAAAGGAGAATATCCTGATGTTGTATTGGAAGATGCAATAGCGTTAGGATCAAACCTAAAACGTACATAAGACGGGTTTTTAGGGTTTGTTCCTTCTTCTCGTATAATAGTATAAGCCGAGAATGGAATTACATTGTACACTCCAAACTTCTCAGCTATTTCTAATTTTAAGAAAAAATCTCCGTACTTACACATATTCCTAACCCATGCCCATAGATTAAATTCTATGTTCAATACGTCGTAAAATAGGTTATAGAGTATTTTTTGAATGTTTTCATCTGAAGATCTTATTTGTAGAACTTCTTGCTGTTCATTCTTAATCGTACATTCATCAGCTAAAACATCTAATGCAGAAGCTATGATAGCGTCAGTGTCCATTCCATCATAATCTGTGTAGAGTTGGAACTTTAACGCTTGATAGTTCTGAATAATGTTATAGTTATAGGCATAGGAGTTGGAGGTGGTGTAAAGTCTGTTAAACCTATCCACAAGGGCATTGGTCTGCAAAACACCATTACGTTGTATGCTGTCTGAATCTATGACTTTTAACTGATCTCCTCCAACATTTCTGATTATCACATCGGAAGAGAATAGTCTCTTGAGGCCATTAAATATGCTACTGTCTGCCATAATTAATTATAAATAGGTTTTACTTTAATAACCACGTTAGATCTTCTTGTTGTCCGTTAGATCCTACCATTTTCCATGGATTTTGTTCTAAAACCTGTCCGGTAGTTTTAAATTCAATACCGTAGTTGGTTCTTCCCATATTATCCATGCTAGCCTTAGCTAAATCGATACCTGTCTGTCTAAATCTTAATGCGGTATCTCTTAAAAATAACCCTATACCCCACGGTATTACTAAGTCATCGTTATATCCTTCTTGTGCTTGTGCTTTACCTGATTTCCAGATCAGGGTTGTTAGTTCATCGTGAAGTCTTTTTGACTTAATGCTGCAACTCTTATCATGAATATACGAAGTTAATTTCGAAATAACAAGCGGTCTTGTACGTTGATTTGTAGAAAATCCAGGAACCATTCCATCCCCTCTGTCAAACCTGGATAGATAAACTTCTACGTTTGTTAAAGCTACGTCAGACCTGGGAGAGTAATAGACATTTTGATATTGCATTTCAGTAGCTGTTTGAACTACGTCCCATCCAATGCCTGTATTTTCTATGATAAGAAGTCCCATGTTATACTCCGTAGCTACGCTTACTGCTAAACGTCCTAATTCACGGGTATCCGGCTGTCCTCTATACTCTGCTACCTGTCTTGCTCCTTCTACGTCCATTACTTGAATTGTAGAGAAGTCTTTTCCGTCTCCACGTGCAATATCGACTATGATTGCATAAGTCTTTTCGTAGTTTGGATATTCCCATACCCAGTAGTTATGGTCTAACCACCGTTTTTCTAACGGAGGTTCTATTTGAGATTCATACCATTTTATAACTTCGGGTTCAATAACAGTTGCACCAGAGGTTGAAAAGTCACAATCACACTCCTGTGCTGCTTCTCTTTTACCTAAGATTCTATCCTGCTCATCTCTCCATTCTTGACTTCTTTCAGGGTGAATAGTCCAAGGAAGTCTTACGGCCGTAAATTTATTTTGACCCAGTTCTGCTTTAGTAAATTCTTTATGAAACCAGTTACCGGTACCATTAGGTGTAGATATTGCAATACATCCACCTCCGGTAGCAAGAGTTTGTTGAGCAGCTGTAAAGATGGTTTCGATACTATCGATAAATGCTGCTTCATCCAGTACCAAAAGTGATACAGCTTCTGAACGACCAGAGTCTGTAGCTGCTGATACGGCTTTAATTTGAGATCCATTACCTAGTTTGATACTTAGCTTATTGTTAAATTCCGTTCCTCCTGCAAAGCTTTTAATCCAGTTAGGAAGATGTTCATATGCAAAAGCAACCTTTGTTACAAGGTTCTTTGCAGTATCTTGCTTAGTAGCTACTACGAGTACGTTCTTATCTCTATGAAACATCATTAACCATAGAGAATACGCGGATACAAGGGTAGAGATACCTAGCTGCCGGGACTTATTAACAATAGTATAGTTGTGTGATTGAAAAATGCCTAATACTTTTTCTTGGAATCCGTATAAGGCAAATGGCATACGTCCTTTAGTAGGGTGCTGAATCCAGTAATACTTCTTCATGAAGTAGATTGGATCTTGAGCACAGCGTATGAGTTCTTGTTTGAGAGCTTCTTTAATAGAAGCTTGACTTACTTGAGTTTGATTTTCCATAATAGGCCAGCTTTAAGAGTAAAGCCTTGACCGGTGGTATAACCTGCACCTAGTGTGTAGATATCATCTTGTTTGGTCTTAAGTAAAACCGTAGGGCCAAGGTATTGAAGTGGGTTTGGCTTGTTAAAAAGACCTTCTGCTCCGAGATATAACTCTGTTTTTCGAACAGGTGGCAAGATAATTGTCTTTGTTTTAGTTATAACAGGTAGAGTATACTTTGCTTTAAATTGTCTTGCAACAACCTGGTTACGGGTAATAGTATCTTGTATGTAAGCCCATCCTACAGAGTCTATATTTACAGTATCAAAGTATACCCTAGTTGCAAAATAATCTTTTAGAATAGCTTGAGTATCTACATTTACATATTCTGTATCTGTAGTAGGAATGTATACTACACCTCCAGGTACGTAGACTGGTTTCTCAACTATTTTTTCTATATACTCCGTATCCATTTTAACGATAACAGTTGGAGTATCAGAAGGTACGGGATCAGGAGTACATCCTTGTCTTGTTGTAAAGAAAGCAAGTATTCCTACAACTAATATAACGGGTATTAATTTTTTCATATTACAACTCTTCTTCTTCATCGCCAAGATCTGTCATACTTGACATATCGGCTGTAAGTGTTTTTATTTGTTGTGGA